CCATTGCGTCCATGGCTAAAGTCCACTTGTCCGTTCGTACGTTACAATCTTCTCTTACTCCTGCCTGTTTAGGCGTGTAGATCATAGGTGCTCCGTCAGTTAATGGTTCGTTTTCGTCGAGAATTCTCTGGATTTTTTTGATTAAGGTTTCACCCTTTTCTGTCATTTCGATCATTCCCTCGAAGTTATTTACTCTTATTTTGTTAATTGTTTTCATGATTATAAGAATGGAATTTGTTTAGCACTATAATTACCTCGTCTTGTTGCCTGTACCACTGTTTGCACCCAGAAGTTCTGACTGTCGATTGATGTATCCGCAAAGATTTCGATGTATTTCTGCGGATCAATGTATGTAGTCAGGTCTTTAATCGTGTTATCATTACCTACCTCGTAACGTCTGTTGAGTACCATAAAGTCTAGGGCTTCTCCGGCTGCGAAATCTCCGAATGTACGGTTGTAGTTAGTCATGTAGTCGATCCAAGCTACTGTTTTGTTAGCGGCTAGATGTTTGATATTATTGATACTCCATCCTCCTTCGTATACGGACGTTTCTCCAACCATCTGTTCTTGTATGAGGTCTTGATAACCTATTCCGTCTAGTGCCGGTTTATGTAGATCGTCAATTGTCTGTAGATTTAAGTCAAAGTCGTTTCCTTGTGAGTAGTCCACCATTGGTGTGATAGCCATTAATCCCATGATATATCCCGGCTCTTCGCATTGATAGTGTACGTGTCCGTTATTGAGTGGTTTGCCTCCTCTCCCGATTGCTGCGATGTCTCCGAGCGGCTGGCTACCGTATTCCGTTTCTGTTGCGCTTTTTGACACCACCTCGTCAAATTCGATATATTGCGTCATACCTCCGATAAATACAGGTGTTTCAGGTCTGTCAAGGTATTTTCCTGCTGTGTATACTGTTTCTAGCCAATCTCGATACGTACCTCCTGCTACTGCGATTCTGTTTAACATGTTGTAGACTTTTTGTTGCAGGTTCAGCGCGTCCATTGTTAACTTACCGTCGTTCGCTGTGATGTCGATGCTTGTTATTTCCGTGATACCTCCTGCTCCGTCGATCCAGTCTGTTTTTACCCAATTATTGAAGATGTCGCTATCGTATGTTTTTAGTAGCATTCCGCCTAGTTTATTGCTTTGGGAGTTTATTATGTCGCTGAACATACCTGTCAATTCTGTTGATCCGTTGTTGGTTTCGTTTAGGCTTGATCCGTACAGGGTTAGTACTTCGTTCCCTTTTTTATGTAGGATTACATCTCTGATTTGATCAAGCAATTTTAAATCGTATTGACCTATTTCAACTTTGAGGTAATTTGCCGTCTCTTTTGTTGTGAAAAATTGGAGTATTGTTGCGTATGGGTCAGCGCTAATTTTGTCTAGAGTGATATTAAAATTTCTTGGGTTAGATGTCAGCTCACTTATTCTTTTGGTATATAAACCTCCATCACTTTCAAATATTTTTACTTTTAAACTATTCCAAAAATTTGCGTAATTTTCTAAGATTATGTCTACTTTTATAGTAGTCGTTTTTGTTACATTTACACTATTTTGATTTTTTCCGATAATATATTTTCCGTTGTTATTATCACTGTATGTTTTTTGAATGTCTAGCTGTACCTCTCCTACTCCTTTTAACATATAAAACTTATTTTCTTGTGTGTTTGCGAAGAAATTTTTAAATATGTCAAGATACATAAGCAGAGGTACTCCGTTTTTACATATACCCTCTGTTGAGTTTGCTCCTTTTCTTCTTGATTTGCTCAAACCGAGATATTTATATAGAGCCGATGGTGAGATGTTTGTTTTTGCGTCTGTTGCTGTTCCGTATGTTTTTGCAAACATCATTGGTAGTTTGATGTCACTCATTTTCATGCCGATACCTGTTCGGTTATTGTGTAACCAACTGTTATATAATCGGAATCCTCCGAAAAACAGGAAATGTTGTAGTTTGAATGATCCGAATAGCGGTCCAAGTGTTGGTTGGCTCAGTGTTTTGTTGATCAAATTGAGGTCGATGATGTCTCCTTTTTGACAGAGTATCTTACAGAATGGCACGAGCATTCCTACTCCTATTGAGCTTCTGAAGACTGTTGATATGTCGTGTGTAGACATGTCGTAGTCTCTCATGGCGACCTTCATCTTATTGTTATCGCCCAGTGTATTCTTTCCTAAAGTTCTTACGACTGCCATTGTTTATTCCTCCTCTTTTTTTGTTGTTTCTTTTTGTTTTTCTTCCCATTGATCAGCCTCTTTGCAGGCATAGATCAGTGCTGCTACTAGATCCCAATCAGTTGCGTCAATTACTTTTTGGGCTTCTTCTTCTGATGGAAATACTTGCTCACTAGCCAAGTGATTACCAATAGTAATGATAACTTCATCGCTTTCTGCGTCTTTTTTTCTGATTTTGAATGCTTCTTTTAGTTTCATTTTTTTACTTGAATTTTGGTTGAATATTAATATTAGTACTATCTACCGAACTTGTTGTTGTTTGTTCAGTTTTTTGAGTACTATTTTGATTGTTTTTACTCACGCTTAGTGACATTGTACAGCTTTGAGCTGTTAACACTGCTGCTATGCTGATGATAGCTGTACATATGATTTTTATGATTTCGTAAATTATTTTCTTTTTATCCATCGTTAAATAATTTGGTTTGACGATTGTTCCATTTTTTAAGGTTGATTTTTTCGTAGTCATAAATAGTTCTACATAATAACCTCCTTTCTTGTCTATTAAATTCATACTCTTTTAATATCTCGTCGTTCCACATCTGATATGCATTATCTTTTGTGTTTTTTTGCATATTCAGATACATGTGCCATTTTAACTCCCGAAATGTATCGAATTTTTGTTCACCATATCTATAGTGCACAATTTTTTTCATTTTCTTTTTCATTTTTTGACATGATTTTGTTGGATTCGATAACGCATATTAGTTCAAATGCATCTGTTGCAGATTCTTTTGCAATTGCTAATGCTTGCTTGTACGTCCACTTGTTTGTTAGTTCCTCCAATAAGATGGTGTTTGTTTTTTTGTTTCTCCTTACGATTGTGTAATTTGTTGCTGCCATAATTTTTCTGTTTTTTATTGTTCCACGTGGAACGGTTAATATTTTTGTTTTTTTTAAATGTAAGGTTAAGTTCATTTTCCATATATAGATTATCATTCTTTGATTGTTTCTTATCAGATACCTTTAGTAATTTTTCATTACGCTCCCTTATTCTCTATAAGTTTTCCTTAACCTTACGTTGCAAAGATACGTATAATTTCTGATTCTGCAAATTTTCCTGTTACTTTATAACTTTCTTTAACGTTTCCATAGCGCGAGCGACAAATACAGGGTTCTAGGGCGTTGCCCTAGAGCGTTAGCACCTTGATATCGCCAAAGGCGCATACCACGACCTTCGGTCGGGTACACGCCTGTCCTTAAACGGTTTCTGTAGGTAACAAATCTTTACTCTTTAGCTACCCTTACTGCCCTGTAAAATTAAAATAAAATAATCCGCATGGTATAGTCCGTTCGTTACGGACCAGATGTTATCGTGAAACGATAACTGATTGATTGTCTGCATAGTGTGGAGGAAGCTCGGAGAGCTTTCGTAGAGTGAAGGTGTTTCGACACCGGAACGGTCGAGGTCGTTGACCGAGTTAAAATCCGCCGTAGGCGCTACCTAGAGTTACATTTCGAGAACCTCAGCGCAGCGAAGCCTCTAGAACGGACAGTAGGTTCCGTCTTTTAGCGAATAGAGTAGATCTCTTTCTTCTCTCTTTATCTCTCTCCTTTGGTTTCGTTTTCTTTGTGTCAGATTTTGCAGTTTGTTTATTCTGTTTATTGCTTTTTTTCGGATAATGTCTTCTTCTACATCACCGTGCAGCGGTGCTCCTTCTTCATTCTTCTGTCTTACTAATGCTTCATAGTAATCTTTGTTTGCTCCGTTTGCTCCCTGTACTTCGAATCCTTTTACCCACTTAACGCCTTTGTCTTCAGCGTATAGCCATAATAGTTGTCTTTGATCTTCTGTGTACAATTGTGTTTTGTAGTATCTTGGCAGAGGCATATCTGCTCCGTTTCTTGCTCTGTATGTTATAATTGTTTTTTCCTTATTCCATTTGTGTTTTAGTTGGTTTTCTTTTGCATAATTTGCTCCTAGACCCTTACTACACAGTACTATTCCGATGTAGTCCGGATTGTCTTCGTCTTTTTTTGTCATGTACTTTGACACGTAGTTGATCGTTTTTTCGTTAACGTATGATCCGTAGTATTTGTATCCGTCGATCCAGTTTTCGAATAACGTCTTTGTGAGTTGCCACTTTGTTTCTCCGTGCGTTGCATAGTATAGTCCGTGTATGTGTATACGTCTGGTGTTGGTATGTCCTTTTTCTGTGACACACCAGTGTTTGATTGAGTATCCTTTTTCTTTTCTGATTCTCTCTAGGAATAGCCTTTGTATCTTCGTGATTATCTCATTGTCTTGCGATCCATCGTTTTTGAATCTATATCTTTTACAAATATATTCATATCTTTGTGGAGATACTGTTCCTGTAAAAAACACTGCATGAGGTGTTTCTTTCAGTTGTTCGTAATTTCTGATTCTCCATTCTCTTCTCTTTTTTTTACGACATTCGAAACAGTGT